TTGTTCCGGATCTCCCATAATCATAACATTTAACCGGTCCAATATCAATCGGTTCCGGCGCTATATTTGCCCCTATAACATCGGTTTCCGGTGTTTCCCGTTCAACATACGACGGCTTAACCGTTGCTTCGAATAACCAGGTCTGCATAACGTCCAGTTCGTAAGTGATTTCTGAAACGGAATTATTCAGATATTCTACGTTGGTAATAAAAGCATAAAACCACTTAGAGCCGAATGACGTATTCTGAAACATCATATAATTATAATCATAGATTTCATCTGCCAGTACTTCCAGCCGCATAACCCACTTTTTAACGCGCTGATAACTCTGCGCGGAAAAAGTCTTTTTCACATACGCGGCCTGGAAATAACTTGCCTGTGCAGCTGCGGACGTAAAAAAGATCGTGTCCGTATAATCACGGGCCAGCGGGACATCTTTTAATAATATGATCGTGCTATTTGGCGCGATGTACATTATATTATCCTCCTGATCGTATGGACCAGGACCGCAAGCGCGGCCCCGGCGAAAATTCCTAAAAAGATCATACTAATTCGACATATAACCCGACAAGATCCGCCAGATCATTATAAACCGGATTAATTGTATCACGGTTACAAAGATATTTCACTTCATACTGAATATAATATTTACCGGCTTCCAGTGCCATATTGTTATTATACGCAATCGGATTATCGATTGTGCCGGCATCCGGTAAAGCAACTTCAGTATAAAGAGAAGCAGTAATATCCGGCGTCCAATCACTCTGACTTGTATGTGCTTTCAGGACTTTATAAAGGACCCCGTTATAACTCATACGATCATTTTTATAATATTTCTGGTCCGGCTGCCAGTGTTTAAACAGTTCAACCGAGACAAGCGCGTCTTCATCCGGAAGACTGGCCGCGCCTTTTTCGATCAGGGCGCGCAGCGCCTGGGCCTTTTCGCGTGTAATCATTCCGGATCACCTCCCAACAGGATATTCAATATTTCTTCTGCTTCGGATCCGCTTGATTCAACCGGAATATCTGTTTCCGTGTAGGATCGGTTAAATTCTGCCGGATCCGTTGCTTCTGAATAGTTCCCCTCCGGTGATCCGCCGTGAATCATTACGTTCTGATCCGAATAAGTGCGGATAAAATCACGCGCGCCAACTGTAAAATGTTCTTGAATTATTGCCATGATTTAATCCTCCTTATGTGGGAATCAGCGATCCATCCGCGTAATGTGTTGTCAAGTCAATCGGGGCGGTCGGATCTGTATGAGTAGATTCTATGCTCTTAATCTGATTATTTGCATATCCTAAAATCGTTGACCAGTTCGACGCGGACTGATAACTGCTCAATAAAGCTGAGGGAACGTAAAGCGTTCCGCCTGTGCCACCGCTTGCAAATGGCGTACCGGATAAATTGTTTATATTATTCAATGTGCTAACAGAATCAGTTTTTCTTATTACTATGGTAGCCAGTTTTGAACAGTTTCTAAAGGCGTTCTGCTGGCTCATACCAGCTGTCTTTGAATCATAGTATTCCATATTTGAACACCCGTCTGCGAAAGTGTTATAACAATTACCCGTTTGTGAAGGTAAAACTAAGCCTTTCAATGCTGTACATCCTTGAAAAGCTGAAGTTCCGAATCCTGAAGGATTATTTGCATTCGGTAAAACAACCTCCTGCAAGCTGGTACAAGATGCAAATACCAAAGATCGTAAAACTGTAACAGCATTTCCTATAAACTTTGTTATACGTGTTCTGCCTTTGCATACAGAATCAGCTAATTCTGTAATGGAAGTCGTATAAACCCCCTCCGGCTTCGTTACATCAAAATATTCGGGCGTAGCACCGCTGACATTTACCACAACCTGATTTTTTAATGTCGTGTCGTATGTTCCGTTTTGCGTGATGTTCTGTGAACTCTGAGATACCAGGGCGCCGGAAGAAACAACCTTACCTTCATCGGCTGCGCTGTAACTGTTCGGTACGTCAACATCAAGTTCCGAATATCCGCCATAACCATCGTCGGAAGCATCATATAATCCGTTCTGTGTTATGATCTTCGTTCCCAGCGTAGGGACCGGAACCGCAACAACTACTTTTTTATAGCCATCGGCATTGTCGGAACTGGCGTTATAGGTTCCGTTCTCGATAATGTTTTTATCAATCAAAACCGCTTCGGATCCTCCGCCGCCTCCGGACTCGTCGGCTGTAATTCTTCCCAAAAGAAAAGATAAAATATCCATTTATTCACCTCCGGCCGGCGCTTCTGAATCACTGGATCCTGATTTTTTAAATTCTACCCAGGCCGGTGTTGCTGCATTATAAAAATATATTTTTCCTGTATCAATTTCGATATAGCAATCTTTGTCACGCATACCGGTTAAGGCGCTTTTTTCGGAAGCGGTCCCGCGATACGCGAAACGGTTATCATAATAAACAGCGGCCATTTTATTAACCTCCTATTGTTTTAAGTACGGCCGGCCCGTAAAGGACCGGCCTGAGACAAGGAAAACAATGAAACATTAAACTGACTTCGAAAGTGTAATTGTATCGCCAGCGGCGGTAGCGGGTACTACTGCTGCACCGCTGTCATCATCCTCAACCAGGATACCGTCAGCGAGTACATACGCAGTATCGCCAATGTGTACTTCAAGATCGATCGGATCATCGGAATCGATCGGAACGATATACGCGCCGTATTTCTGTACCGCGATACCGGCTGCGGCGTTGCTGGAAGTCGTTACAAACTCATAATCACGCGGCGAGATTGCCGGATCTCCGGTAAGTTCCAGAGTGTAAACAATCGCTTCTGCGGATCTGTCCACGCTGGAAACGGTAAATACCAGTGTGGCCGGCAGTGCGGAAATATTGGCAGCAGCGTTAACAACGGCTACAGCATTTGCAAAGGGACTGTGTGAAACGGTTTTCCAGGTGTGATAGAAATAATTCCAGTACAGGCCGGAAGCTACATATTTCTCGGTGAACTTGTTGTTATTGTCGTATACCTGGAACCAATTTTCGTCAAGGATAACGGCGTTGATATTTGCCAGAAGCGCAAGCTCTGTGGAAGAAACTTCTTCCAGGCCGTCGGAATTGGCACGGATGATCTCGAATCTTTCATTATCGAAAGATGTAAAATCATCGATCAGGAACAGGCGGCACATAAAATCAGCCTTTTCCATATTGAAAGCAGCTGCCAGCACGTTAACATCGAACTGGGCGTTAAAGTCTGCGTCCATGAAAATTACCTGACGATCACGCGGTGTATTTGTCTTAACACCGGCTTCATTGTAGTCTTTACTCATAAAGAGCAGCTTATTTGAAAGGCCACGGAAAGTCGCGGCGCTCTGCTTGTAAAGATCCCCGGCCGGAATCGCTTTATACTGCATTTCACCATGTGAAATGGATTTGATCAGAAGATACTTAAACAGCAGAAATTCATCATATTCAGCAGCGGTGTAAACCTGATCAACGATATTCGCGATCAGATTTGTGACGCCGTCCAGCGAAAGGAAAGCAAGTTTAAGATCTTCGTCCTGGATCGTGACCGGATACATTACGCGCCAGTTCATCACATGGAAAGCGCTGCGGACGTCCGGAAGGACCCTTTTCAGTTCGCGCGCTTCGGCCTTTTCTGCGGAATACTCCACAACCTGAGCGATATTAACAAAGATATCTTCAACGGTTTCTCCAAACTCAAGATAACCTTTTTTCAGGATAGAATAAGGGTTATTGAAGTTAGCAGACTGGATCCGGACCGTTGCGATCCTGTTAACCAGGGCGTTCAGGAACTGATTCGAAAACGCCGGCGTGCCATAAATTACTTCTCCTACTTTCGGAATGTCTGCGGCCTGAGTTACGGCCGGGACGCTGGCCTGATATTCCAGGCTGGCGTTCTGCCTGATCACGTTAAGGATATCCAGCGTGCTGGCATTAAGTGTTGACTGTGCTATTCTGCGAGCCATTTTTTATCCCTCCTCAAATAATTCTTCAAATTTAGTTTTCAGTTCCGGTTCTTCGTCGTCTTCAAATTCTTCCGGATCCTCCGGCTGATAATCAGCGCTGAAAAACCTGTCACGGTAGCGTTTCCGCCAATCCGCGTCAAGGGAATTATACTTTTCTTCCCAGTTGATCGAATCGGCTGCGCGTGTTTCCAGATCATTAAAAGTATCGGTAACGTCTTCGATCAGTGACAAAACTTCATCCGAATTATCATCTGTAAAACGTTCGTTGATCGCGCGCAGCAGATCTTCTTTGTTTCGGATCATCTTTTTTACCTCCTGAAATTGTAATAACTGATCATCCAAACCGGCATTTTCTTTTTTGTCTTTCCTCCTGGCCCGGGGACCGGCGGATAATCCGGCGTCGGTACCGGCAGAATAGCGCCGCTTGCAAAATACCGGTAAAACAATACGGCGTTATGCCATCGCTCTTCATACGACAGATACATATTTGAGATGATCCATTGATCGATCGTGGAATCGTCCGCGTGCTGCATGATAAAATCATAGATTATATACGCATAGTTAATACGATTCTGCCACGTTTCGTCGTGGATCCCTTCCCAGCCGATACAAAAGGCTTCGGTTAAAGCGGTTAGATCCGTGCTGTCTGTGAATAAAAAATCCTGCAAACTGCTGAATCCGGCTGCTTCTTCTGTCTGGTACCAGGTATTTTCATGTATAAAATACGCGATCTGTCCGTATGGATCCCATACATCATAGTTGTTGTTGGTCATCCAATCATAGAACTGCCACAACCGGCCGTATATATCGCCGTTCGTGTTAGTCCACTGACCGAATCCGTAACCGTGGCCCAGCGAGTGCCAGTCTGCAACCTCCAGGCCTTCCCAGATCCCCGGATTGATCGTTGATTCTCCGCACCAGTTCCCCAGGATCGCGCAGATTACATATAATGATACATCTGATAAATCAATCGTTCCGCCTGGCATATCATCCCATTATAACCGGTATTATGATCCGGTTATCCTTCGTTGGTCCTTCATATCTCCATAGTTCTTCCCAACTGGCAGCAGTACAGACAAAATTGTTAATGCTTACCTGATCCGGTAAAGACACATCGTCCGTGTGCGCGCCCATTGTGCGGCCCTGTCCATAAAATCCCTGATATACTAATTCCGTATGGTTATTCCGGATCAGAATATCCGCCGGCTGCCATTGGCTATTCAATTCGTGCTGCCGGAATCCGAGGACCCGCAGGACTTCCGGCATATTCCAGGTAGTAAAGGCGTTTCCATAATAAGGGCCGATTGCGGCATTATACGCGCCGATACAATCAAACCCGCCGGCCATTAACGCGAACCAGACGAAAGACGAACAGTCATAATAACAGATCCCGTCTATGATCTGCGCGTTCCGGTATTCCTGCGAATAACCGATATCCGGATTATTACACGCGTTAATGCTCCATTGATAGGCGTTCTGAATGTTTGCCATGATCAGATCATCCCCAGACGTTCCCAACAGGCCATCCCGAAAACGCCGTCATTTTCGCCGTCGGTCCCGCACTCATAACCATAAGCGCGCTGGATCTCCTGGAATTTATTGATCGCAAAAACCGTATTTTCACCGGCGTTACCGTCAACCACGATTGGAAGACCGTCCGCACCGACATACTGTAAAGCGCGGAATAACGCCTGAAGGATATAAACACATATTCCGGAGGATCCGCTTGTAACTGGCTCAAAAATCATTTTTGATCGTCCTTTAATTCTGTAATATGGAAAAGTTCTTTTAATTTCTCCGGAACCAGGTCCGGATTGATCCGGCAGATATTCTCAATGATCGATACCGTTTCAGTCGTGCAGCAGTATAGAACGATGATCGGAAGGACCTTAACCCCGATCTGAAAGCCTATAACCGCACCTTCATTATCGATCAGCCAGGCCAGAAAATAGCAGATGATAAAGCCGAATTTTTTAAACAAGCCGTCGCGTAATTTCTGGCTTTTAACGTCTTTGTTCCGGACCGCGGCAATTATCCCGCTGATCAGGTCCAGAGCGTTAAAGATTAAAGCAGCAAATACCGGATAAAGTGTATGCACGTTTACGCCTCCACAACATATTGTTATTATTTATATTAGCATATATTGAAATTTGTTTCAATAGTATGCTACAATAAACAAAAAGTTTATACTATAATGTTAAATAAATTTTACAATTATGTTACAATATTACGACGGAACTAAATTATTATCCATGAAAGATCTCTCCGGAAATACTCCGGAATTATATCTAGTTACTACGAACAGGACCGGCGGTAAGACAACGTACTTCGGCCGGCTTTGTTTAAACCGGTTTTTAAAAACTGGTGAAAAGTTCGCGCTGCTTTACCGGTTCAATTACGAACTGGATGATATCGCGGATAAATTCTTTAAAGATATCTCCGCGCTGTTCTTTCCGGATTATGTAATGACTTCGAAAAGCTGCGCAAAAGGAATCTATCACGAATTATACCTTCAGCACGTCGGATCCGAAGAGTTAAAAAACTGCGGGTATGCTATTTCTTTAAATTCCGCGGATCAGATCAAAAAATACTCGCATTTGTTTTCTGACGTCCAGCGGATATTGTTTGATGAATTTCAATCAGAAAACAACCATTACTGCTCCGAAGAAATACGGAAATTTATATCGGTCCATACTTCCATAGCGCGCGGCCAGGGTAAACAGTATCGGCCGGTTCCCGTCTTTATGCTTTCGAACCCGGTTTCGATCCTGAACCCTTATTATATCGCGCTGGGTATTACAGACCGGTTGAAAAAAGATACGAAATTTTTAAAAGGCAACGGGTATATTTTAGAGCAGGGTTATGTTGAATCCGCACACGCAGCGCAAAAAGAATCCGGTTTTAATCAGGCGTTTGCGTCGGATCCCTATATTGCCTATTCGCTGGAATCCGTTTATCTGAATGATAACGAATCATTTATTGAAAAGCCGCCCGGATCCGGCCGGTACCTGGCAACATTTGTATGTGACGGCGTATATTATGCCTTGCGGGAATTTCCCGCAGCTGGTATAATTTACGCGGATGATCACCCGGATTTATCGAATCCGTATAAGATCAGCGTTACAACAGACGATCATCAGATTAATTATGTAATGCTGAAAAAGAATGATATGTTTATTAAAAATATGAGATTTTATTTTGAGCGCGGATCTTTCCGGTTTAAAGATCTTAAATGCAAATCCGCGCTTTTAAAGATGATCAGTTATTAACAGGTATCCTCCGGATCTGATCGGAATGGATCCCACGGATCACACGCCTGGAAGACGGCGCCGTCGGATTATTCGGTTTTGTGTCCCGCGCTCCGCTTCACTCCGGTTAGTGATATATTTAATGCCGGTATACTTAAGTATACCGGCGTTATTATTTAAGTATATCACGGACGCATTTCATAAAAACCTTCTTTTAATATCATTCCGCCCGGAATCCGTTTCGGCATTAGCTTTCCGGGAACTTTCAGACCGATATCAAAATCTTTTAAAGATCGCGCCGGCGCGCTTAAAAATTCAATCTGTTCCGGCGTCGGATCCGGAAGATCTTCCGCGCGTTTTCCTTCCAGGCTGTAAACAAAAAGATCCTTGCAGCGTTCCGGCATCCCCGCGCATTTCACGTTATAATACGGCGTAACCGGTTCCCCGTCTTCGTGCGTGACGTGTTCTATATATGTTTTTTGACGCGAAAAGATCGCTTCATTCCAGTAACTTTCGATCTTCCAGCAGCAGAAATTTTTATCATGGATCGGTATACCTTTCAGCTGATCCGGCGTAAGATCACAATGAATAGAATCCGTATCGGCATATATAAAACCAGGCTGATCAGGACCATAATAATTATTTTGAGCCGCGCGGATCGTAAAATTTCGCGCATAACTCGTTATTGCGGACCCAACCGCTATAAAACCCGCTTTTTTATCTGCGGCGCTGATTCCATAAAAGCCGACGGATCCGTCCTCTTTTAAATAAGCATATTTAAATGATGAATCCGTACTGGCTGCCATTTTACCGTATAAGTTGTTTAAAAACAGCTTCGCCAGCGTTCGCAGCGCTCCGGTTGATTCTAATTTTATCTTTTTATATTTTTCAATGTATAAATCAAATATACCGGAACGCGCATTAAAATAACACCCGTCCAGGATCTCAAGATCAAACACGTCGTAATGTTCGCGAAAAAGAATATAATCCGTACACGTTAACGTTAAGGTTACAACCGTGTCTTTTTTCGTTCCATCAAAACCGATATAATACCGGCTGTATTTTCCGGTTT